CCTTTTGCATTCGCAAAGAACGGGATCGTGCTCATCCAGCTCGCTATCGGCTTGGTGATCGAGTTTTGAATCTGAATGCGGATGATGTCTTGAATGATGCTGTCTGCCAGGCTCTTGAAATCCAGCTTGCCTGTCGTCACAAAATTCACCAGCGCATCTTCCATGCCCTTGAAGGCATTAACCATGGTGGTTTCTACCGACTTCGAGATGTTCTGCACTTCGTTGATGTAGTTCTGCAAGCCTTTGGTTGCGCCGTTTCTCCACAACCCCTCGGCAGCTAGTTTTTCTGCTGATTTCTGTTTGAGTATGGCGACCTCTTGGGACTCGCCGTATTCAAGCGCACGAATGCGCTCTTCATACGCCTGTTGTTCAAGACGCGTGGATTCCACTTGTTGCGCTTCTTCCAACTGGCGGCGGCGTGTGGCGTAATCTTGTCGTATGGAGAGTTCGCGCTCCAACAACTCGCGTTGACGATCCCCCATTCCAACGCCGGCAATTTCCACATCAAACTGTTCGCTCAGCAACTGCAGCTCACGCTGAATCGCCATGTAGTAGCGCGATGATTCTGCAGCACTTTTGATTGCATCATCAGCCGCCTTCAGCGCGGCGTTCTGGTCAAACAGTGCCAGCGCGTATTGGCGGCTCTTTTCCGAACCTTCCGCAGTCAGTATGTTGTAACGAGAAATTTCATCGTCTGTCATCCACATTGTGACCTGCTGTTTTTCCAACTCTTTAATCAGGTTCTGTAGAGCTGTTGTTTTCTCTTTCTCGGGCAATCCAGATGGTGTGGTCGGCACACGTGGCGGCGTAACACCCGGGATCTCAATGTCATCTATGCCGATCATCTTCCCGATTTTGATGTTACCTATCGACTGTTGCATGATCTTTTGATATCTCGCGCCGTCGTAGCTCATCAAATCGGCGAGCGCATCATTGAACTTTGCAACCGTTTGATTTCGTTCTTCCAGTGCCTGCTCAAATTCACGCTTACTATCGCTGGAATACCAGTTTTTGTAATACAGCGGATTAAGCGCCTGGAAGCCTTTGTATAAAACCTCCAGATCTGCATAAGCCGACTGGAACCCCTGCACGACGACACCGACCGTTTTCCCGAAGAAAACAGCTACGTCAATCAAGATCGCAAACCCCTCGGCAGCGACCATCAGCCAATTGGATAACGATTTATCTGCTGCCAGTTGTCTTGTTGATTCCAGAACACCATCCGTTTCGTTCGCAGCACGCTGTGCATTCTGGAAAAAATCAGCCAATACCGGGATGATCTGGTTCCCTACGGAAACGCTGAGGCCCCGCAGTGACGCCTCAAGCATGCGGATGTTGTCTTGGAATTTGACTGCCGCTGTTACCGCACTGCTCGTCATGACGACACCCAACCGTTCGGCCTCATCACCGAGGCGACTCATTTCGGCACCACCGTTCCGCAGCAGAGGAATGAGAGCGGTTGTATCAGAAGCCATGCTTTCTAGATAAAAGCTCATCTGCGCTTGGTTCAGATTGGCCTTTTCCAGCGTGTTGTAATACAACTGCAGCGCCTGTGGACCAGACAAGTCACGGAAAGCATCAGCCGTAATTCCAACTCTCGGCGCGATCTGCTCGAAAAAATCTTTCATCCCGCCGCCGCCGCTGGCAAGGTATTCGCCGGTCTTCTCGCTAAAATCCTTCAGCTGATCTGCCAGCTTCTCTTGACCAAGGCCAACCGTTTGCGCGGCATACGCCATCTTCTGGAAATCTTCAACGCCGGCATTTGCCACATTGGAGAAATTGCGAACTTCCTCCGCGCTTTGTGCGAAGTTTCGCGCCCAGGCAACTGTTGCCGTTGCAACGACCGCACCCACGGCAATAACGGATGCACGCACCACGTCAAACGAGCGGTGCACTGCCTCCATGCGTTTTTGAATCTCCTTTGACCGACGATCCGCGGAACGAGCAGCGCGGTCCATGCCCTGCTCAAATCCGGTTGTTTTCGCGATCAGATCAATCGTCAATTGCCCGAGACTGCGTGTCGCCATTTCGTTTTCCCATAAAAAAACCCGCCGAAGCGGGTTGTTTTCAATTTTTTATCAGTACTACCATTTCAACGGCTCTTCTGCAGTGAAGGTCAAAACTTGATTCCCGGCCTTAAACATTAACAGCTCAACAGTTATCTTTTTTGCCTTGCGAAGTTTCTTGATTGCCCACTCTGGATAGGCTGCGAACACGATATTCGAAGAACCATCTGCAGCCTGCCATGCGGTAAAACCTTCCGGCGCCTCATCATCAAAACGAATGCCGAACTGGCATCTGCGATATTCACTGCCACGACAAAGGATTTGACCCTTTTCAATTGAAACGATCACATCCAAGCCGTGTTTCGGGTGACTTCTCACCCACAGCGTCCCGTAGTTCTCTCCGTCATATGGGTAAGGCAACGCCAGCGATCTATCAGATTTAATCACGGCGAGCGGATACTTCTTACCGCTCAAATCGTCCTGACTCTGGGAGTACTCCCACGGCTTGGACACGCTTTTTTCTTTCGCCCAAAACACAGGCTGACTGTGATCAAACTTCGTTTCAACGGCCTTGTTTTCGACTGGCTTTGAATTTCCCGGGAAGATCTTGAATAGCGCAAGACCGATCAGAATTACTGCTGCAATTAAAAGGCGACGGGCCATGGCATTACTCTTCTGCATCTGTTGATTCAACCATCGAATCGAAATCAGACTCACCTATGATTCTGATTTCAAACCCTTTCGCGATCATGTCTTCTGCCTTACGATGTTTGGTACTGCGCGTTTGTCCAGGAGCCATTTTTGTGATGTCTTGGTCCCCAACCACCAGAATCGTTACCGTCTTGTTCACACCACTGGAAACGACACAGCCGACACTCATGGCCTTTGCCTCTGCAACAGCGCGCGGCGAAGAAAGAGCGCCGGTAAAAGCAACAACCTCGCCATAAAGTGGGCCGTTCTCATTGACAACGAGATCAGGCAATGAAGCTGTTGACCTTGGTTTTCTCCGACTATTCAGTGCCTTGAGCCACCAATCAAGATCTTTCCCGCTATCCTGAATTGCCTGCACCAATACATGTCCGGCAACAAACGCATCCTCGCCCGCATCGTGGTGACGGAATTCAATTCCGAGGCGAGCCGCTAGACTTGCAAGGCCATAACCCTTTTTAGACACATCCTCCCACGTTCTACGCGCTACCGTTGCGGTGTCAATCCATCGGCAATTCGGCGCTTCCAATCCCAGATTGCCGCATGCCCTCGTAATCGCCATTCGGTCAAAGCCTGAATGCGCAACTACCACCTTGCCGCGAATGCGCGCCGACAAATCGTCCATTACATCTCTGAGGACAGGCGCTCCCGAAACATGATCAGGCTCGATCTTATGGATCGACACATTAACCGGGTCAAAGAAACACCCGGGATTCGCCAAGGTTTGCCACCTTGACCCAACCATTCCTTTTTCGAATTCAACAAGACCTATCTGACAAATACTGGAAATGTCATGGTTTGCTGTTTCTACATCCAGCGCCACAAAACTCGGCATTGTTGTCTCCCGGCATCTTTTTATCCCGGGACTATACCAAGCAAGAACAAAAAAGGCGACCCGATAGCCGCCTACCCTTTCTTCCTTCGCCACCGTTTTTTCCGTGGAGGATCATCCCTCTTCTTCGACAAACTTGCCAGTAGTGAGAATGCGTCTTGTGCGGTGGCTTGCTGATCTTCACCTTCGCGCTTGGGCATGAAGTCCTCAATTTTTGCCCGCCGACCGCCCTTGTAACCACCATTCGAGTTAATCGTAATCGCTGCCAGCATGGCAAACCCGCGCTGGATTTCCGGAATCAAACCGGACTGCATGCCAGGTGCGCCGCGTTTCGAAAAAAAAGCACCCCAGCGGCGCGCCTCGGCGTACGTCATTCTCGCCTTGGACTCTGCAACCGTCATGCCCAATGCAAGCGCAAGCTCGTGCCAGAACTCATCTGCTGGGGTGAGTGTTACTTTCCCCCGCGCACCTCAAGGCCGTTGACCTCGTTGATGATGCGTGCGAATTCGCGGACAAGCAGTGGATTCAAACTGCGCGCCTGCTCCAGCGTAAGCGATTCCTTGCCGTTGTTGAGGCGGATGGCGGCAGCAATGAAATGTGGCGTGGTTGCCGTGCCGTTTTTCATCATGTCTTCAACTTGGCCGTACGGCAGCACCAGAACCTGCACGACGAATTCTGCATCGACGAAATTTCCTTCATCGTCTAGACGACGCCATGCCACTTTCCGATCTACCGGCTTCTCTGTGACGATACCGCCAATCTCCTGCAGTTTCTTTAAATCCATTGCGCTCTCCAAAAAGAAAAGCCGCCTCATCGGCGGCGGTTGATTACGATTGCTCTTCTGCCGGGATCAGTTCCGGCTCACCGGATACCTGCACCTGAATGTTCGATTGCACGACGTTGTTCTGTTCGAAGCTGAACGGGAACGCGCTCATGTATCCCTCGAACACCAGCCATGCGCGTGCGCCCGGCAGGTCGAATACATAGTCACCATCGCTATCCTGCGAAACGGTGGGCGCAGCGCCCGGCAGAACAGGATTCCCGTCTTCGTCATGTTGACGCCAGCCAATCGCCCATTGCAGCGTTTTACCGGCGCGCTTCAGTTGGTGCAGTTGAATGTGGTTCGGGTCGCTGGGGTCGGTGTGCACCGTGAATGATGCCGTTCCCGGCGTTGCCAAACCTGCCTCATAGCTACGCGCCAGCGCGTTCAGGCAGGTTGTTTCGATCTGATCAATTGATGTGTCGATACCGTCGATGCTGGTGACGCAACCGATATCGATCAGATTGCCAGTTGCCGGGTCCATTACCCAGAATTCGGTGCCCTGTGTTTTGACTGACATACAGTCCTCCATAGATCAAGTGATTGATCCGGGGAGGCCTGTTGATCAGGGAGGCTGTTGCGTGCCTGATCCGCGTGCCCGGTACTACGTTATTTACAACTCAGTGATTACTTTTACGATGTGTGTGCCATCCAATGTCTGAACAATCTCTTCCCCATAGAACGTTTCAGGCGTTTGAATACCTGGGAGGGATTGACCATCCATCAAACGGATTGACTCGACATCAACAACTCGTCTCTGCTCTATCCTTCCATTGATGATGACGTCCATCATTTCTGGCTTCTTCATTACTTCCCCTCTTGGGATTGGAGCCAACGCTCCCATGCGGCAATTGCCGCTTTTACTGCCCGAAGAAGGCTGCGATGCAACTCAATGGTTACTTGACTCATCTTTTATTTTCCTATCCGGGTGCTACATACAGGGAGATGATCAACATCTGATTCATTCATGGATATCACCTGTGTTTCCACCAATCTAGGTCAAACCCAGATCGGTAGGACCCTGTTTCTGCATCCCTGCTCTCACCGCGCCACGACATGACGTGTGCGTATTTTTCAAAAGCATCGCGCAACACCATGGCGCATCCGCGTGCTTCTTCTGCTGATCGTGCGTACACATCCACCTGCACGGCAAACATGTCGATGTTCGGCGTGTCGTTGATGTAGTTTTCTGGCGAACCTCCCACGACCTGCCAGACTGCATAGGGGTAATCCACGCCATCCGGAGCCATGCCGAACATGTACACACGTAGCGGATCGCTGCCGAGCAAGGCTTTCACCTGTTCGCTGGCAGATGCGTATTTAAAAATCGGTGGATACATCAGCCTTTCCTCAGTTTGTCGGCCTCTATTGCAACTTGCCTTTCTAGTTCGTTGGCAACTACATCAAACACCTCGCTACTCGACTGGCTGGCGGCCGGCCGGAGGAACGGTCGTGCCCGCATTTTCTCTGTGCCGAATTCGAGAAACCGCCAGTACCATGTATCGCCGCCGGGGCTCTTTCTGTCGCCAGCAGTCTTGTAGCTTTTCCCGACCAGTTGCTTGCGCACGTTATGCTTTGTGTTTGCGTACTGCTTTGCACCACCGAGTACGCCGACACGGAACACCGTATTACCGGATCGCCTCGATTGCTTGGCCGAGAATTGCACGCTGATGTTTTTGGCGATGCTTTCTTCAGTCAACGCATCGTCAACGCGTTGCGCATTTGCACGCGCTTTTTGTCGAATAACACCAGCGCCTTTTCTCACAGCACGCCTGACCGCAGATCGCCGCGTCTTGTCCGTCAGCTCACGCATATTCTTCAGAACCTGATCGAGTCCTTTAACGGCCATGTGTCACCTTTATGTTTATCCGGTACCGCGCACGTTCTGCGGCAGTCATATAAATCGTGTCGCCGACCCGGAAGTTCGTTTTCCCCATCCGAAACGGCGTTTTAACGCGCATCGGCTCGGCAACCTCCGGTTTAAGAACCCGCGCCGTTGATGCCCTGATCGTTTCGGTCGGATCGTATTTTTTGAAGTGGCGCTGCATCGATGGCGTCACTGCGCGGACATTTGCACCGCGGCACAGCAGCTTCAGGTGCAGTAAGCGAAAATCGAAAAAGCTCTGTTTGCGGCCGGCGCTAGAACTCGCTGCGGTTTCGTCGTGCCAGTACACGCCGCCTTGATAACACTCCATGCCGGTGACAATGATCGGATTCGCCCCCAGCAAAACTGCTGCCCATATCGCGTGCATGCCGCTATTTCCAAGGAATCGTGCCGCGTTCCAGTTCGGCATTCTGTAGTCGCAGCCAAACACCGGAGAGATTGTCGGCAGACCGAATGCCGACATCTTTTTCTGCATGTTTTCGCCGGTTACCTGGTGCTGCGGATCGACATACACGATGTAGTCGCACTCTCTGATCATTGCGCCGTGATGATTTGCGCTGAAGTACACAGCGTCGTTCAGATTCAGTTGCGCAAGGTCATGCGGCAGGCTAGGTGCGCCGCCAAGAATGACAGCAGGTCGCCCCTGCACTTGCGGCACCAGCTCATTCAACAGACGCATACTTGATCACCTGAAACGCCGGGCTACCGCCGGCCTTGCCGATGCGCTTGGTGTTTTTATCCCAGCAATCCCGAATCAGACGATGCCATTCCGGCGCAGGGCGTTTGCTGATATGCAGATCGACATCGCCAAACACGCTCGGGCGCTCGCTGGCGCTGACCGTGACAGACACACGCGCAATGCGATACATCTCCTGCAGCGCGGGACGAATATCTTCTTCCACCAAATGTTCCAGTACGTCAAAACAGGTCACGTGGTCAAAGCTGTTGTCTTCAAACGGCAATTTATGCGCCTGCGCAAACACCACGTCATCATTCAACAGTTCCGGCACGACTTCCGTACCCCGCACAGGACCGAAACCGAGCGTCGATGCCATCTTCAGTGTTTCTCCGCGACCGGTGCTGACATCCAGCAGGGATCCGCGCCGCAGGTCTTTGAGAATGCGCGCCACGTCATCCTGACGGCGCTGTCCCATGCGGTAATTGGGTGCCTTGTAATGCTCCACGTAGAGTGAAATCTCTGCGTCACGATCTGTTCTCAAGATGTTCTCCGATTTCGTTTTCCAAATTCCCTATAGGGAAGCACTGCAAGGCTGTTTCCCGACTGCAGTTCACTACCGTGCATCTTCGAATTTTTGCGATTGCGGCTACTTGCTGGAAGTAGGCATGCCACCGCCTCACTTTCATACGGTCCGGGTTCTTTGTTTTTTGATGTGGTCCGTGCCAGTGCAGTCCGTAATCAACGCTGCAGTCAAAACCCAGCAGAATGATTCTTCTGGCCCCCTTCTCTATTGAAAACTGAATAGCCCTGCTGCCGCTGCAATACGATCCGACCGCAGTGTGGTGTTGGCAGCCGTGCTTGTGCGCAGCCTGCCGAGAACATGTCCAGCGTTCTGCCTGAACCTCAATTTCTGATGCATAGGCATCCCACCAGCACGCATCTCCGGCATACAAGACATCGCAGAACGGTGCCATCTTCCAGCTGTGGTTGACGGCAATGGTTGGAATGCCAGCCTTTTTCAGTAATGCGCAATCCTGCTCGTTCAGGCTGGGGCCGCTTGCAACAATAGCTACCGTCTTCCCGAACCATTTACTGCCCATCGATGCTGACACCCTCACTCACCGGCAATGTCAGGTATTCCAGTCCGCTGTCCATGTCAGCCAACACACCCTCGATGTTGTACGTTTTCTGCTTGCCGCGAACCGTATGCAGAATTCTCATCGATGAGTCCAGGCCATCGACATAGCGCACGATGATGCGCGCCGTCACTTTCGATTGATTAGCCTGCGCCGCGATGAATTCACGCGCAGACAACGGCTCAATCGCGGCCCAGCATTCATGGAAAGTCAGCCATTCTCGCTGCTCGGCACCGGTGACAGGGTCTTGTCCGATGTATGCATAGTTCTGAATCGTCACGCGGTGACGAAGTTTCCCAGCTGCGATACTCATGACACAGTGCTTTTACGTAGGTTGACCAGCAACGCGGTTGCGCCCATCGACAATGTGTAACCGTGGCCCCAATTCGACGGCACCGCAGCCACTCCAACGCCGTCGCGAAACCGATATTGCGATGCAAGTTCGGTCAGAACAGCAACCTGCACGACCGACTTCACCTGCATTTCAGGGTCGCCATTGCTATCGATCACCGGCTCCCCGTTGGAATCGAGTTCTGGCTGGTAGGCTCGCGCCTCGTCTTTAATCCATAGCAACACTGCCTGGCTGACGGCTGGGATCATCATCTTCAGCCACTGGTCGTCGTAATCTCCATCGATACGCAGATGGCTCTTGGCCTGCTCAATTGTGACCAGCATTTGCGCCACCCGATAAGTCAATAGGTTTCACCGGCGAACCGTCTTTTCCTTTTGCGCCACGTTCTCCGTCCCGACCTTTTCGTGCGGCCAGTACCCACGCATCAGACTGCGCGCTCGGCTTCTCGGTTGTGGCGGTCTTCGCCACCCACAGCGAGCCATCGTGCGCCCATGCCTCTCCGCCGACCGCCTTAGTGCCTTCTCGCCAGTAACCTTTACCTTGAATGCCACCAGCTGGGTACTTCAATTCCTTGGTACGGATGCCTGCTTGTGCTTTGATCACGATCTCGTGCGTATCAGCCAGGTATTCAAGCTCGAATGATTCAAAGCCCACACCATCTTTCCCGTCAACACCGTCTTTTCCATCCTTGCCCACCACTCGACCAAGGTTTTTCATTTGCCCATTGGTGTATGTGGCGATCAGAACGCCATCACGATCAATCAGCAAATCGGCCATGCTAGTGCCATCTTGACCTTTCTCGCCGCGCTGACCGTCTTTGCCGTCACGGCCATCTTTCCCGTCAACACCGTCTTTTCCATCCTTGCCGTCACGGCCATCTTTGGGGGTAGGCAATGATTTGACTGCCTGCTCGATCAAGGATCTGATTTGATCGAGATCGCAGTCTTTCCCATCCTTGCCATTTGTGCCGTCTTTCCCATTAGCAGGCACCGGCAATTCAGAGACATGTTTCTTAATCGACTCTTCCGCTGACTGCTGGATCATCGATACAGCCTTGTCAATCAGGGGCTGCGCGTCTTCTGCAGTGAAACTGCGACCATCTTTGCCATCCTTGCCGGCTGCAGGTGCAGGCATTTCGGCAATCTGCTTCTTCAATGCCTCGATTTCGTTCTGCAACGGAGTCACCGCTTTGCGGATCGCTTCGCCCATGGCTTGGCCGAACAGTTCAGGATCAAATGACATTGCTTGGCTCCAGTGTTTTTTTCATTGCCGCTATTGCTTTCTGGGTAGAGACATATGCACGCATTTCCTCGATCTCATCCTCTTCTTCTGTCGCGTCAGGCACCACCGTGACTGGCTCGATGCGCTGTATTACATTCAATTTAGCTTGCTCAAGAGGGATAT